TTCATCCTGAATTAGCTAGTAGCCCTGCTAATAATGCAGTTATAACATTTATCTCTAGTGATAGAGAAGGTGCAATTAATACACGATTTGACATCATTGACTTTACAGGTACAAAAACACTTGTGTTGGTTGACGGTGTGAATGCACCTGCACTATATAATGGCACTACATTTACTGTACTAGATAGTGCACCTTCTGATGTTATTGGAGCTAAAGTAGTTGCTACACATAAGAATCATATCTTTTATGCTAAAGGTAGGGTGTTAAGTTTTGGTGCACCACTAACCACTACAGATTTCCAAAGTGGTAATGGTGCTGGTAATATAGGTTTAGATAATAGTATAGTAGCAATAAAAAGTTTTAGAGATCAGCTTATAGTATTTACAGATTCATCTATCTTTAGATTAAATGGTGACGCATTAGCAACATTTAACTTACAACCTATTACACGTGACATAGGATGTATACAGACAGATAGTGTACAGGAGATAGGTGGTGACGTTGTATTCATGGCTCCTGATGGTTTAAGACTCCTCAGTGCTACAGAACGTATTGGTGACTTTGGATTAGCACCTATTACTAAAAAGATACAGGGTACGTTTAATGAGTTTGTAAAACTACATACTGAATTTTTTAGCTTAGTTATAAGAAATAAATCACAATATAGGCTATTAGGATGGAATGATAACTTTACAAGACCTAACGCACAGGGTATACTGTTTACACAATTTGCATCTCCGGGTGAAGCATCTGTTATTGACTTTGCAGAAACCAGAGGTATACAGGCAACAGCGTGTGCAAGTGTGTATTCAGGAACAACTGAGTTTGTTCTCTTTGCTGGTAAAGAAGGTTTTTTACACCGAATGGAAAATGACACATCTAGTTTTGACGGGAATAATATTGCAACAACATTTGCTACACCTTTCTATCCTATCAATGATCCACGTATACGAAAGACAATATACAAAGCTCAGTTCTATTTAGATCCAGAAGGAAGAGTAAACTTCGATCTAAACTTAAAATTTGACTTTGATGAGAGTGGTGCTGTAGTTATGCCAGCAGTTACATTTACTAATGCTACAAGTAATGCCTCTCAGTTTTATGGTATTGGTGCTTATGGTACTGCTACCTACGGTGCTAAATTACAAAAAGTATTTTCTGCACAAACTACAGGATCTGGAAAGACTATATCTGCACAGTTTGAAGCAGACAACAATACAGATGTTCCATATGCGCTTGACGCATTGACATTAGAATATGCAACACATGCAAGAAGGTAATTAAAAATGGGAACAGGATACACACGTAACGATTCTTCTAATAATATTGCTGACGGTAATATCATTAATGCCTCTGACTTTGATGGAGAGTTTGACTCTATTGTAAGTGCCTTTAGTACGACAGGACATACCCATGACGGTACTACTGCTGAAGGTGGGCCTATAACTAAGCTAGGTCCGGGTCAACAGTTAACTATAGCTTCTACTAGTATAACACCTTCTTCTGATGGCGTGTTCGATTTAGGCTCTAGTAGTTTAGAGTTTAAAGATTTATATATAGATGGTGTAGCATACGTAGACGCTATTAACTTTAATGGTACAGCCATTGCTGCTACTGCTGCTGAACTTAATATTGTAGATGGTAGTACCTCTGCTTCTACTGGTGTAACTATAGCAACCTCAGATCAGTTTATTATAAATGATGGTGGTACAATGAAACAGCTTACGTTTGCTGATTTAGAAACGTGGGTTGAATCTAATATCGACACAGGTGCAAGTTTAACAACTGTAGGTGCATTAGATTCTGGTAGTATAACTTCAGGCTTTGGTAACATTGATAATGGTGCATCTAACATAACGTCAGGTGGTTTGTTAAAGATAGATGTAGATGCTGATGCAGATGATCTAACAGGTGACAGTGCTACTGGTAGAATTACATTAGGTGCAGGTGAAGATCTAAACATATATCATGGTGGTACTAATTCTTATATAGTCAATGATACAGGTGATTTAATTCTTGACACAGTAGGTGATGTAGTACTTGACGCAAATGGTGCAGATGTACTACTAAAAGATGACGGTACTCAGTATGGTGCTTTAACTAACAGTTCTGGTAATCTTGTACTTAAGTCAGGAACAACTACTGCAATTTCAATGTCGGGTGCTGATGTTACTATTGCTGGTGACTTAACTATATCAGGTGATGACTTGACTATGGGTACAAATACTTCTGGTATGTTACTTATAGCTGATGGCACAAACTTTAATCCTACTGCTGTAACTGCCTTAAGTGAAATAGCTACAGTAGCTAATGACGATGTATTTCTTGCAATAGACACATCAGGTGGTGGTCTTAAAAAAATAGCTAGAAGTGCTGTTGTAGCAGGTCTTGCTACATCTTCTGCTATATCTAATGTTGTAGATGATGGTTCTCCACAATTAGGTGCTGACCTTGACACTAATTCTTTTAACATAGCATTTGATGATGCACATGGTATTAATGATGACAGTGGTAATGAGTTTATTATATTTCAGAAAACAGCTACAGCAGTCAATCAGATTGACATTACTAATGCTGCTACAAGTAATGCACCAGAACTATCTGCCACAGGTGGTGACTCAAACATTAGCCTTAAGTTAACACCTAAAGGTACAGGTCAGGTTGTATTAGATGGTAATGTAGGCATAGAGTCTGGATTAATAGATCTTAAAAATGCTGGTTCTGTATCTGCATTACGTCTTTACTGTGAGTCATCTAATGCTCACTACGCTGCTCTTGTAGCCCCTGCTCACAGTGACTTTAGTGGTAACGTTACACTAACTCTACCAGTTACAACATCTACACTAGTTGGTGATACAGTTACACAAACTCTCACAAACAAAACTCTTACTAGCCCAGTGCTTAATACTGGCGTAAGTGGTACAGCAGTTCTTGATGAAGACAACTTAGCTTCTAACTCCAACACTCAACTAGCTACACAGCAATCTATTAAAGCATACGTAGATAGCTCAATGACATCTGCTGTTACTGCTAGTTCTACAACTACACTTACAAATAAAACACTTACTGCTCCTAAGTTTGCTGATGCAGGTTTTATTGCTGATGCAAATGGTAATGAACAGGTTGTATTTCAAACTACAACTTCTGCTGTTAATGCTCTTGAAGTAACCAACTCTGCAACAGGCAATGCAATTACAGTAGGGGCATTTGGTTCTGATACAAATGTAGGTATTAACTTAACACCTAAAGGAAATGGTGTTGTTGCTATTGCTAGTGAAAATTTAAGTTACGCAGGTACTGCTATAACAACTACAGGTGCAGAAATAAATTTAATTGATGGTGATACAGCTAGAGGTACAACATCAGTAGCAAGTGGTGACGGTATACTTATTAACGATGCAGGTACAATGCGTATGACTAATGTTGACACTGTATCTACATACTTCTCTAGTCATTCTGTAGGTGGTGGTAACATAGTTACAACAGGTGCATTAAATGCTGGTTCAATAACTTCTGGCTTTGGTGCTATTGATAATGGAGCATCTGCAATAACTACTACTGGTCTTATATCTGGTGGCTCTTTAGATATTGACAACATACTAATTAATGGTACAACTATAGGTCATACAGATGACACCGACTTAATGACATTAACTAATGGTGTTCTTACTGTCGCTGGAGAAGTCTCAATGACTACTCTAGATATTGGTGGTACTAATGTAACCGCAACTGCTGCTGAGTTAAATCATGTAGCAGGAGTAACTAGTGCAATACAAACTCAATTAAATGCTACAGCATCAACTGGCAAAGCAATAGCGATGGCAATGGTTTTTGGGTGATATAGAAAGGGAAAGTTATGAAATACATTATGGAGCTAATTAAGAAAAATCAAACGTGGTTTAGGACAGATGATATACTTGAACCTTGGGTTGGTGGTTATGGTTTAGAAAATTTAAACGTAGAAACTGAAAAGGAAACTGAAAATGGCAGCACCTAATATTGTCAATGTCGCTACTATTAAGGCAAAGACAGACACATTACTACTAACAGGTACATCAGCAGTGCAACTGTTAGAGAATCCTGCATCATCTGGTAAGGTTATGAAAGTTAACAGCTTAGTTGTAGCTAACGTAGATGGTACTAGTGCAGCATCAATAACTGTAGGAATATACCCTGAAGATGATATTGGTGGTACACCAGTAGTATTAGCATCTACTATATCCGTACCAGCAGATGCATCTCTTATTGTTATAGATAAGAACATGGGATTATATTTAGAAGAGAACACATCAATCGGTGTTACTGCTAGTGCAGCTAATGACTTAGCTTGTACTATTACATATGAAGAACTTTCATAAGGATTTTAAATGCCTAATAGAGGTAATTTTATAGGTAGTCAGGATAATCTATACGTTCCCGACGCTCCAACTGTAGGTACAGCTACTGCTGGTGACGCTCAAGTATCAGTAGCATTTACTGCACCTTCTGATGTGGGTAATGATGATATTACTGCTTATGGTGCGTCAGCTACAGATGGCACTAATGTTATTGGTGCAACTGGTTCATCTTCTCCTGTAACAATAACTGGCCTTACAAACGGTACAAGCTATACTGCACAAGTATGGGCTATCAATGATTATGGCAATGGCCCACTATCTGCTGCATCTAATAGTGTTACTGCTGCATTAGATGCTGCTTATGTTAAAAC